GGAAGCTGTGACAGATTCCGATGCGTCCACAAGCAAGAAACTTAAATTGAGTGCCTTGCTCGCGGGGACATTCGCTATGGGTGCCCTAGCGACCTATTTTATGGGTATTGATACCTCTATCTACAGCAATATGGGTTGGGAATCTACTGTTTAATTGCGTAATTCTTCGCAAAGTAGAAAACAATAGCAGCAACTAAACCGGTAGAAGCTAAACCAATCGCACTCCTACCCCCTTGTTCATTTATGAACTTGGGGATAGTGGTAGACAGTTTATCTTGAACGGGCTTGCTCACAGCTAAAGCAGCAGCAGCACCGGCGACGAGTGCAATTATTTGATCATCAGTCAAATTAAATGGATTTTTACTTTCAGTGGCAGCCTGTTGAGTGGGTTGCACTTGATAGGCACCCTGGGGATTAGGAGCACTCATCTGGGGCATCACACCTTGCATCCTAGGTTCGTCCTGCATCATAGGTGCATCCATCATTATATCGTTAATAGGTGTAGAATCCATTGTCTGTTTACTTTCACTTACATTTTTTTCTTCACGTGAAAACGCTTCTTGACTTTTAGGCATTTCATTATTTATAAAACTAGTCGTTGGATTATTATGTATAGAAACCATTCCGTCACCATTATCAGATAAATTCATAGTCACCGTGCGATCCGCAGACATTTAATAGTATATAAGTTTTTTCATAGTAAATCATAACGCGAATCCTACCCTGTGATTATTTCCTCTTGGTGATTGTGAGAGATGTTTTTTTAGACGCTTTTTTCGGATCCTGTTCCTTCTGATCCATGTGTTTGGGATTATACATTTTTTTATGAAGTTTCCATAGATCTGGACTACCAACTTTGAAATTCTTTCTAACTGTCGCTTTATACCAGAATACACAATCTTGAATTTTGTTTGATTTCACTGTATTATCCAATACAAGACATTCATAGTTTTCTGTACACGCATCCATCACCTTGTTGAACATATCGAAACTCGGGAAAATACCAAAAAATGATTTATACAACTTTTCTCTATTCTGGAGGATATTCTCTCTAAGGAGGAATACATAATCAACATTGGCTCGAAGTGCTGGAGGTAAATCCATACAATACTGCATCGTCAACATGAAGAAAATCTTCCAGTGCCTACCATTCATAAAACATTGTCGAATACACGAATCTTTGAGAAATTTATTGTCGTACATACAATCATCTAAAAGCATGAAAGCGCCACAATTTGTTTTACCGCCACCAACTAACTTTCGCTGTCGACCCATTACACGCTCTATGGCATCTCTGTCGTAGTCACCATAAATGAACAAATCTGGAATGAACTCGGAATAAAAATGATTCCCTTCTTCTGTCCCTGAAAGAACAATACCGGCTGGAAGGTGTTTCTTATGATACATGATATCTTTCACTAGGGTTGATTTACCTGTATTACGTTTACCGATAAATACGATGACCTTATCATCAGCGATACCTTCAGGCTTAAACTTCTTCAACTGAAGATTCATTCTATCTATTATAGTGTCTCGTTTTATTTAACAAAATTTTACTCACGTAAAATAGGAATGTCAGGTAAACTGCAATTAGCTACCAAAGGTGTTCAAGACCAGTGGCTTACAGGGGATCCAATGATGTCTTATTTCTTAATGAATTATAAAAGACATAGCAAATTTGCTATTGATTATGTGGAGAGTCAATTTAATGGAGACATAGACTTTGGTGAAATTGTGACGTGTAGAATACCCGGAGACAAAGGTGATTTAATACGAAATATGAATTTAAAGGTGAAATTACAAGACCCATCTCCTGCAGGGAATGAATGGGTTCCGTCAGTAATTAGTCATATGATTGAATATGCTGAACTTTCAATAGGTGGTCAAGTAATTGAAAAAATTACAGGTGAATATATCTATATACATCAACAATTACATAACACAGACGATGATATTGATCAAACACTCTATTTTTTAAATGGTCATGGTAGAACCCTGGCATATGCTGGTTCGTATACGTATTTTATTGATTTACCGTTCTATTTTTATAGAACATCAGGGTTATCAATTCCTACATGTGCTCTTACCAAACAATTAGTAGAAGTTAGAATTAAATTAAGACCCCTCAATGAATTAATTTTGAGTGGAGCTTCAGTTGATGTTTCATCTAAAATCGAAAAAATGTCGTTAGATTGTGAATTTGCTTTAGTGACTGAACCTGAAAAGAGATTTTTAATGTCTAGACCTCTTGATTATATCATAACACAGGTTCAACTTTCTAAATTTAAAATGAAAGCTGGATCAAATAGTAAAAGTGTGATGATAAACTTTTCACACCCGGTAAGAGAATTATTTTTCGTTTCTCAATCATATGATTCAATTACCAACAATTACCCAAATAAATATAATACAATAAAAAATATAAAATTAAAATTCAACAATGAAACTGTATTTGATAGAGATACAAAATTTCTTGTATACGAACAAGCATTAAAACATTATGTAAACTCACCAAGTGATAAATCGTCAGTAGCATCGTATCTCAAATCCGAATTCGGTATCTACAGCTTTGCATTGCAACCAGGGAAGCTGTATCCAACTGGACAAGTAAATATGAGTAGAATAGCACATAAGCTTCTTACTATTGAAATTGACCCACTCAACGATGTAGATGATAATGATACTAGAATATACGCAATTAATTATAATATTTTAACAATCAGTGATGGAATAGCTGGTTTAAAATTTTAAGTTATTATATTAGTAATGGCTGGGCGTATTCAACTTTTACAATCAGGGCCTCAAGATGTATTTTTTACGACAAATCCAGACCATAGTTATTTTATAGAGAGATTTGCAAAACATTCTGCATTTGCGCGAGAATATGTGGATATTGATCCAGAAAATAGCTTTGACTTTGGAAATAAAGTAAAATTTATAATTCCACACAATCTAGGAGATTTGATAAATACACTCAGTGTAAAAATTAAGTTACCCGCATTACCTGATACAAATTTCGCAACGTATATAGAATCAGCTGGACATGCGGTTATAGAGTACGTCGACCTCATAATAGGTGGTAAAATTATTCAACGAATACCTAGTGATTATCTTCAGATATACACAGAACATCATGTTACACAGACGAAACAACGAGCTTTAAAAAAATTAATTGGAAAGTACCCAGAACGTACAATTTCCTCGAGGGTTTCAGATAAGGAAATATTGGGAAGTATCGGAAGAGCTGACGAAATTGAAGAGTTTTTTGTTGATATACCATTTTATTTCTATAATAATCCATCTTTAGCTATTCCTTTGTGTGCAATAAAAACACAAGATGTCGAGGTCGAAATAAAACTTCGTGATTATGACCACTTGATCATAAAAAGTACAACTGGTGAATTATTAACCACTTTAGAGGAAGGTAGAATTTTTATGGAAGAATGTAAACTATGTGCAGAAATGATTTTTGTAGATCCATGTGAAAGAATTAAGATTGAAAATACTAGAAAAGACTTTGTTATTACACAATTACAAACTAACATTTTTAATGTAGAGAAAGGGGAAACATCTGGTTCATTCAATTTAGATTTTAAAAATCCAGTGAAAGAATTGTATTTCATAATACAACGCCAAGGAGATATTGGTACAGCTGAAGGTGAATTCATAACCCCCTTCGACTATGACAATACATTAGAAGAAGTAGATGATAAATATATTTTGTATGAAAATTTAGATCATCTAACACTCAGACTTGATAATGAAGAAATTATCACAAGAGAAACGGGGAATGTAATTTTTCTAAAAGCTATACAGTCAACTATACATCACTCAAAAACACAACTTTTGAGGAGATTTTATTCATACAGTTTCGCTCTAGAACCCGAAAAATGGTATCCAACGGGACAGGTCAATTTCTCTCTCATAAAAGAACAAATATTAAACCTAAGTTTAACTCCATGTATAGATTATTCAAGGCAAATTCGCGTGTACGCAGTAAATTATAACATTCTTCGTGTAGACGGGGAATATACTCGAACTCTTTTTGATATCAAATATTAAATATGAATATGCAATCAGGATTCGGAGATGGGAGTGATAACATACTTGAACAGTATATTCAAACCATGACAAACATTATCACACCAGTGATAGAAAAAACTGTATTATTAGCAGCTGAATATTCCAAAGCTTGTGGAAGAGATATTCTTCTTCCAGAAGACTGGGAATATGCATTGAAATTCTGTGCAATGAACACTGTTGGAGAGTCTATAGGTTCTATAATGCCAGAAATATACGACGAGGAGACTTCGGATGAAGATGAAGACGAGGATGATCTCGTTGACCCAGGCGAATGTCCGGAATTTGAGAGATATTCAGGCAGTGATCCAAAGTTTACATCTGTAAACGCTGCATATGACACGTGGCATGATTGGAACCCACAAAATCCGACAGAACATCTCTTAAAAAATGCTATTAATACTAATGAGCACCTCGGAGCTGGAGGGGTGGACGACTTCTGAATATAAATCATTTAAAGTTGTTGGTGGTGAGGTTTCTGACACGAGTAGTGATAGCGATGATTCAGATGATGAACAATTATTTGCTAAATCATCGATGATCAGAAAAACTAAATATAAAAAATTAGTTAGTAAAGAAATATTGTTACCTGAATAAATTTTCTACTTCTATACTATAAATCACAATGGAAGCCGTCACAGCTCAGGCTATGGAAACTGTCACTCTCGTCAGCCGGGAACTCGAAGCGCAGTCTCTCAACTCAATTGTTGCTGGATTCAGTTTTGCCGCTGCTCTCAGCTGGATGGACCTCGTTCGATGGGGTATCACTCAAATCATCAAGGTACCTAAGAACAGTGGTTCTCAATACGTATTCACCGCTATCCTTACCACTCTACTTTCCATCGTTGTTTACTTGGTAATTTCTCGTGTTTCTACTCGAGTAAAGAAGCCCACTGAGCCCATATTCGCGATCACCCGGTAATTTTAGGCTTTTTTTTCATAAAAAGTGTGAGTATTAACCCTATTAATATAATTACACCAATGTAAATATACTCTTTCCATATATAAACATTTTCCACGATTTCGGGAATGTTTATTTTTGACTTTTCGTGTATCGTTTCTTCGTGTATCGTTTCTTCCTGGTTCTGTGGTAAGTTTATAAGCTTGTCAGTAGAACCATGTATTCTTAACTTGATAGCGTGATCTCTTTCCTTAAAATCTATCGGTATAAGTTTATTGTTTTCTTTAGAATACCATTCAATTTTTAGATTAGATATTTGTTTTTGTGGGCCGTTATTATACTCATGTACAAATAGATCATCTTGACTGTAAAATGTTAAATATTCTTGTGTTGCATCTGTTTCGTTATTCATAAATACACCGGTATAAAATGGGGTGTTTGTGTAAGAATCTTGATTAAAATCATCAGACCCAGATGATATCTTCAAGACAAACGTCTTGGGTGCAAATGATATATCAGGTTGCCCACATCTTATAATACCACTCGATGACATAACATTAGATGCACTTAAACCAAATATTTGATTGGGTGTGGTTCTACTAATAATATTTGACGTCCAGCCATCCACCCCATTGTAAAAATCAAGATTAAAATCACTGGTGGTTAATGTATTAGAAAACTCGAAGCGCCCATTTGTATATGAAACCTGATCGATCGTTGTACAACCTGATGATGGTATGACTGTATCTTGTAAATATGTCGCAACTGTAGATTTACTTGGATTATTAATAAGAGATACATTCAATGGATCAATTTCAGCGTTATAGGTTCCATTATCATCATGAATAGTAAATTTATTGTTAAAGTGATTGAATAGTCTGGGTTTCGGTAATCTCGTGGAAATTACTTCAAGTTTAGTGATATTATATATTATCGTCTTCAATGTGATATTGTAATTATTAGCACACTCGTACAGTTCGGTATCACGTTCACCAGAATCTATATCAAGGGTATGAACCTTCATTAAAATACATGTACAATATTTTAATGAGTGTTTTTATTTATTAAATTTCGATATTTCATTAATAAATTGATTGAGCTAAAGGATTGGTAGACATCTGGTTTTTAGCGATATCAAGTGTACGCGTATGGGGATTTTCATGTCCCTTGTATGAATTGAATTTATGAAACGACTCTTGTTTATAATTTTGTGTCCACCCACCATTTGCTCCACCCACACGACCATCAACGCGGGAAGTATCCGAACGAACAGCTGTGAGTGCACCACCCTGTTTAAGTGCACTTTCCCTCACATTCATACGACCCTTGTTACCCAAACGGTTGGCCTTACCGCGACGATCTTCTGGACGGAAACCATACTTCATAAGTTCTTCATTTGTCTTGTTCGCGACCTGAACAGCCGCACTGTTGGTATATGCACCAACATGATTACTGATACCTGGTTGTGCCTGATTATAATATCCAGACTGAAGATCATTTCTATCACTCTTGAATCTAGTAGGGTCCTGGGGCATTGCCTGTGCTGATACAAAACGCTTAGCGCCATTGAAACCTAAACCATCTGTACGATTACCTGTTTCGGAACGATTAGTTATACGTTTAGTTTTTTCGTGTTCTTGCCTCGGGATGAGCCCCGTCATTCCCTGAGCTCGGCCCATTACTGTAGGAAGACGACTAGGTAAGTAAGTGGTTGTATCTGGTTTGTTATGTGTCAACTGACCAATGACAGCAGAACGTCCACCTGTGACATCCGCAGCTGGACCAGTTCGTCCTGGTAATGTAGTCAATCGATGTTCACCAACGTTAATTGGATTCACCCGGACTAACTGTTGATACCCACCGGAAGCTGGGACATCTGCACCGACACCCAAACCTGGACCAACCAATTGCTTCTCAATTGGAGAAAGGTTATTCATACGTCCAGTGTCAAACATGCGATCTCGCATAGATAAAACTTCCTGACCATTAGTGCGATGTTGAGCGGATATAACAGCAAAACTATCGTTTTCTTTTTTGTGGGGAATTTCGACTCTTGGTTCATATAAATTCGACATATCGGGTAGAGGCTCTATGCGATCAAATATAGCAGGTGGATTTGGTGTCTGTTCCACAATCCGTCTTTGCATCTCAACTGGAGATACCTGAGCTTTTTTATTACTTAACGTACGCCCAGCATAAATCAATCCAGCGATAGCTGCGAGTGAAATGGGGTCAGCCATTCTTACTTCTTATTAACATTTTTATTAAGGTATCTCTGGTGAAAAAGTCCATTCTGGAGATCTGCGCGTGTACTAGATGGTTCGTAAGACATTGTCCTCAAAGGAACCTTGCACTCCATATTGGAAAGTGGAAATAAGTTCCTCTCGTAAGTTTGTACAATATGTTTATTGAAAGTGGACGTCGACTGGGGGCGTAACTGATCAGATGTTTCTATATACTGAGCAGGTGATCCCTTACCGGCTCTATAAGGAGCTGTACCATATAACATAGTATTGGGGCGAGACCCACCACCGTTAAGATCACTGGGCTGAGGGTATACAAAAATTTCATCGGTCGCTTTAACGGGGGCGATAGCACCCTTATTTTGAACTATTGACAGACCAGGTTGGAGTTGATACGCCATTTATTATTACATAAGAATATTTATCTACGCGTAGCTTCCACTACCACTTCTAACTGCACCACCACCTCGCTGACCCCTGATATCCCCACTCGAATCTAAACCCGCAAACGCTTCTAGTTGCACACCACGCGCATCGGGACTGCATTGTCGAGGATCACCCTTGCACATCGGAGCGTTCTTTTTACCGTAACACCACTCTGCGAATCCCG